TGAAGTCAGCCGCCGCCTGCGCGGACGTGTTCTTCGGGATGATCGTGCCGATGATCATCGCCGTGGCTGGGATGATCAGCGCGCCGAGCCCCGCGCGCAGCACGATCTTGCCGATCCGCGCGACCGCGCCGCCGGCCACGGCCGCCGTGCCGCCCGCCTCAGCCGCCCCGCCGGCCTTCCCCGCGACCCCGGCCGTGCCTGACCCGGCGGCCAGCGTGTCCGCTGCTTTCTGCATGTTCTGCGACGCGGCCAGCATCGTGTCCCCGGCGGTCTGCATCCCCAACTGGACCTTGCCGCCCGTGACCAGGGACAGGAACCGGGAGATCCCGCCCCAGCCGCCCTTGACCGCGTCCATCGCGGACTTGATCTGGCCGGTGCCCTTGCCGATCAGGGTGATGTACAGCAGCGCCCGCACCAGATCCGGGTGTGAGGACAGGCCCACGGCCAGGGCGAGCAGCGGGTTAGCGACCTGCCACAGCGCCTTGCTGTTCGCCGGGGTGGCGATCCCGGCCATAGCCGAGCCGACGTTCTTGAGGATGAGCAGCAGGCTCCCGAGCCCCTGCCGCAGCAGCGGCCAGTTGTCCTTCCAGCTACTGATCAGCGACTTGAACCCGGTGTGGCTGGACAGGGTCAGGCCCCAGTCCTTGAACCGGGCGGTCAGCTTCACCAGCCCGCCAGACACCCCGTCGCTGAACGGGATGAACGCCCGCAAGATCCCCCACAGCCCGGCGAGCAGGTTCCCGAAGGAATGAGCCAGGTCCAGGATGCCGACGCGGACATGGGGCAGCAGCGTGTTGACGATGTTCGTCAGCCCGCCCGACTGGATCTTGGCAGCCATTTCCAGAACAAGCTGGTGCAGCGCCGCCGCCGCCTCGGTGGCCAGCGGGGTGATCGCGGTCAGGACCGGGTGCACCAGTTTCAGCGCGGCGGACAGCGGGGCCAGGACCGGTGTCGCCAGCGAGAACGACCACTTCTTGTAGGCGTCCTGCGCCTGCTTCACCGCACCCGCGAACTTCACCACGTCAGCCGGGGTGGTCTTGAGCAGCAGGTCAAGCTGCTTCTTCGCGGCCTTGGACCCGGCGGCGGCCTGCGCCTGTAGCTGGTTCAGCTTGGAGACCGTGCCCAGGATCGGCTTGACCGCCAGGCCATACGCGGCCAGCCCGGCCCCCGCCGACACCACCGACCCGGCCAGCGCCAGGGTGGTGACGACCAGCCCGGAGATCGCCGGCTCCAGGAGCCCGGTGGCCAGGTCCGCGCCGAGCAGCGCCTTGCGGAACAGTGACATCTTGCCGGCGCCCTTGGACACGACGCCGTCCAGCCCGACCAGCCCTGCGGCCAGCCCAAGCGTGGACTTGGCCATGCTGTCCTGGGACTTCTTCTGCGCGCGCATCGAAGCGCTGGACTTGTCCACCGCCCGGTTCGCCTTATCGACGGACCGGGCGAACCGGTCGAACGCCGCGCTGGCCTTGTCGTCACCCAGAATGACGAACCTCATGCTGTTCGCCACTGGGTGCCTCCAGACAGGTGAGCCCGCCGGCGGATGCCAGCGGGCCAGGTTCAGGTGAAGTTCAGCGGGGCCGGAACCACACGGGGGGGCAGCGCCGCTCCCAGACCCACCGGGGCCACGTGCCGTCCACGTCCACCGGCTCGCACTGGGTGGGGCCGCCCTGCGGGCCGGTCCACACCAGGCCCCGCTCCCACGTCTCCCCCGCCGCGACGTGGCCCTCGATCATCGCCGTCTCGTCGGTGTGGCACCGGTTGGCCAGCTTGCGGCGTATCCCGTCCGGGCCGCCCAGCCACGTCAGGTGCCAGCCGCCGCCGTACAGCCGCCGCCACCCGGGCCGGTCCTCCCGCATCTGCGCGATCGAGCCGATCTGGTCCAGCCGCGCCGCGCAGGTCCCCTCCCACGGCCACGGCGCGAGCCAGTCCACCGCGAAGAACACCAGGTGCTGGACGAACAGGACCGGCTCCCGCGCGGACACGGCCGCCCACACCGCGTCCTGGGTGGGGATCTCGTCCACGTCGCTGAACATGATCAGGTCATCCGGCGCGGCGGCCCGCAGCCCCGCCATGATCGCGTTCCGCTGGTGCCGTTCACGCGGCCACGGGTCGGGGCCTTCCGGCATCCCGCCCGCGATCACGTGCACGATCTGGTCAGCCCACGGCGCGAACCGCGCCTGGTTCTGCGCGTAGTGCAGCGGCTTGGGCCGGCCGTCAGCGTGGACCACCGGGGATTCACAGATCACGAACCGGTCCACGACCGGCGATAGCTCGGTCAGCCGGCACTCCAGCAGGTCCAGTTCGTCGTCCAGCGTGAACGTGTCCCACACGGCCACCGCTCAGCCCTCAAGCTCGCGGCCGGTGTCGCTGATCGCCTGGTCGGCGGCCCGGCGGAACTCGCCGTACGAGTCCTGTATCGGTGCCTCGAACCAGTGCGGCTTGGCTTCCTGGTGAGCCCACGTCCAGCGGCCCCGCTTCACCAGCGGGGTCAGCGCCGACGGCCGGAACCGGTACTTGCGTGCGTGGGAGCGGCCCAGCCGGAACCGGGCTCCCTGGGCGAACACCGGGTGGCTCCAGCCCTGCGGCCGGTCCATCAGTTCCGGCAGCGTCGGCGGGAACGGCTTCGGCATCCGCTTCCCGCTGGAGATGATGTGCACCTCGATCCCGTTGCGGGTGATCGACGTGCTGCTGTACACCGTCCCGGCCACGGCCTCCAGCAGCGACGGCGGCCGGTCGTGGTAGGTGTGGCCGGCTACCGGCATGGACAGCGCCGACGCCTGCACCTGCGCCACGACCGGGGCCGCCGCGTCCTTGAACCGTTTGCGGACGTTGCGCTGGAGCTTCTTGTCCGCGCCCTTGAGGCGGACCGCGAGCGCCTTCATGTCGATGACGCCCGGCCCGGTCACCTCAGCCATCACAGCCCCCTGGTGTTCGGCTTGTCCCGTTTGATCCCGGCCCGCGCCGCCTCCGCGTCCGCTTCGGCCTCGTCCACGATCAGCCAGTACTGCGCCCACTCGGCTAGCTCGATGGACGTGATCCGGGCGAGGAGTTCTTCGACCGTGCAGCCGACGGCGACGGCGGTTCGGAAGTAGAACTGCCGTTCAGGGTGCTCGCGGAGTCTTTTCCCAGGTCCGCCAGATCCTCATCTGACAGGCCCGACAGGCGCTGCGCCACGGTGAACACCCGGTCCAGCGCCGCGCCGTCCATCTCGCCCAGGGCGTGCACGTCCTGCTGGGTGAACATCGGTTCCTTGGTTTCGGGGTCCACGATGCACCGGGCGACCAGCTTCGCCGTGGCGTTCTCGTTGTCCATGAACGACTGGATACGGCCGCCGCCCATCGGCCGCTGCTTGGTCAGCGTGGCGAAGTACTCGTCGCGGCCACGGCCGGTAAGGCCCATCACGAGCACCGACCCGCCCCACTCGGGGACATCCACTTCCTCGGTGGGGCGGTCGGTGGCCGCCAGAATCTGATCGCGCTTGAGCAGCGCCATAGTGTTCCTCCCGGTTGGCGTGCATGAAAGAACCCCGGGCCGGATAGGCGCGGGGCCGCTGTGTTGTAGCCGCTGGCTACACGATGGTGACGTTGGTCGCGGGGACCTTGGTGATGCTGAACGTGAACAGGATCGTCGCCGGGTCATCAATGCCGGTCTGCTCCGCAGCGGAGGAAACCTTGATCGGGAACACGTCCATCTTCTGGCCGACCACGTCGCCTTCCCACAGCACCACGATGAACCCGGCGGTGTCGCGGGGCAGCACCGACCGCACATCGTTGGAAGTCTGGGACGCGTAGATCCGCAGCGTGGACGGGTCCGCCGTGATCCGGGCGGGGACCTGCGAGGTGAACCGGGTGGACATGTCCGGCACGTCGGCCTGGTTGGACGTGACCGTGAACCCGGCCACCTCCATGATCTCGGTGGTCAGGTCGGTGCCCGCGTTCAGTTCCGCCCGGGTGGGGGCCAGGTAGTTCGAGATGGTGGGGACGAAGTAGATCTTCCGGGTACCGGACGGGATGTACCGGCTGGTCGCGGTAAGAGTTGGGGGTGCCACGGCTCACTCCTCGCTAGCGCTGGACGACTTGGCCCCGGCCGCCGCACGGGTGCCCTTGGCGGGGTGATCCGCCTTGCTTCCCCCGGCGCTGGCCGGGGAGTCCTGGTCGGCCTGGTCGGCCTCGGCCCGGAGTTCGGCCGCGCGGGTGGCCAGCCCCTCCGCGACCTCCCGGCGGGACAGCGCCTTCGGGTGGTCGTCGCCGTACTTCGGGCCGGGGCCGTTGTCCGGGGCGAGCGGCACCCAGCCGGCCTGGTAGTGCTGGCGCAGCGCGGTGTCGGGCACCTCAGCCAGGTTGCCGGTCTCCGGGTGGATGATCATCACGTTGCGGTACCCGCTGTACTCAGTCATCTCAGGCGGTCCTCACACAGGCGGCGGTGATGGATGTGATGGACGACACGTCGAACGTGGCCAGGCCGCTGTTCGACGGGTCCGCGTAGACGTTGTCGGGGATCGGGATCAGCGTGTCCCCGACCGCTGCCACAACCCGGCGCGCGGGGGCAGCGCCGCCTGCCGGGGTGGCGACCACCAGGCCGTCCACGGTGTTGGACGCCGGAATGTGGATATCGACGTTGACCGACCCGCCGGACGCGTTCTTGATGATCAGGGACACGTCCGCCCCGGGGGGTGCGGTGTTGTTCGTGGCGGCGGGTGCGGTGTAGGTGATCAGGCCGCCCGCGTGGGTCATGGCCTGCATGGTGAAGGCGGTCACTGCTGCTCCCTCGGTTTAACGGTTGGTGAACGCGTCCACGGCCA